TTGATGGTCAAGGCGGAATCATTGCAGGTCATGGCCGAATCATGGCCGCGCAAAAGCTGAAAATGGATGAAGTGCCGACGATTACACTAAACGATTTAAGCGAGGCACAAAAGAAGGCTTATATCATTGCGGATAATAAACTAGCTCTTAACTCTGGTTGGGATGACGAGTTGCTTAAAATAGAACTTGAGCAATTAAAAGAATTAGATTTTGATTTGGGCTTGATTGGCTTTAGTGATGATGAATTAGCTTTGCTGATGGGTGGTGAGACTACAGAAGGACTTGTTGATGAAGACCAAGTGCCTGAGTTAGTGGATGACCCTGTAACCGTGTTGGGTGATGTTTGGTTGTTGGGTAATCATCGGCTGATGTGTGGGGATAGTACGAGTATTGATGCGGTTGAAAGGCTGATGGATGGGCAAAAGGCGGATATGGTTTTTACTGACCCGCCTTATGGAATGTCGTTAGATACAGATTATTCGGATATGGATAGTAAGTTTAAAGGCAGTTCAGGAGGCAATAAATACAATCAAGTTATTGGCGACAATCAAGATTTTTCACCAGAATTAATAAATACAGTATTTGCAAATTTTTCTTATTGCAAAGAAGTCTTTATGTGGGGCGCAGATTATTACGCGGAACACTTGCAAGGAAAGAATGAAGGCTCATGGGTTGTTTGGGATAAAAGAGGTGACGAGTCTGCGGATAAGATGTACGGCAGCACGTTTGAGTTGTGTTGGAGCAAGGCGCGTCACAAACGCATGATGGCAAGAGTTAAATGGGCTGGCATTTTTGGAATGGAAAAAGAGCATGATAAAAAAAGATGCCACCCAACACAAAAGCCTGTTGAGTTGGTGATGTGGTTTTTTGATTATTTTTCTATGCAGGATAAGGTTATAGTTGCAGACCTTTTCGGTGGTTCAGGCTCAACATTAATTGCAAGCGAAAAAGCAAAAAAACAATGCAGGATGATGGAACTAGACCCAAAATACTGCGACGTGATCGTTCGCCGCTGGCAGGACTTCACAGGCAAACAGGCCACGCTAGAATCAAACGGCAAAACATATAACGAGTTGCTAAATGATAACCAAGCCAAAAATACAGATTGATTTAAAGCAGGTTGAATCATTGGCGGCTAATGGTTTGACGCAGGAGCAGATAGCGGCAGCGTTGGGTATTAGTGAGTCAACATTACACCAAAGAAAAAGAGATTCCGCAGATTTCGCAGCCGCTATTAAAAGAGGAAAAGCCAAAGGCATCGCATTAGTGACCAATAAACTAATGGAGTCAATCAAAGCAGGCAACATGACAGGGATGATTTTCTTTTTGAAAACACAGGCAGGATGGAAAGAAACTAACGTGCAAGAACACACGGGCGCGAATGGTACAGAAACACAATCACAAAAAGTAATTATCGAAGTTGTGGACGCGCGTAAAAATGCCGAGACTGAATAGACCGCAAGCCGATTTTATATTCATGCCTCAAAAGTTTAGGGCATTTGTGGCAGGCTACGCAAGCGGCAAAACATGGGTAGGTTGCGCGGCATTGTGCAAACACTTTTTAGAGCATGAGGGGATTAACGCGGGTTATTTTGCGCCGAGTTATGGCCAAATAAGAGATATTTTCTACCCTACTTTTGAAGAAGTGGCAGAGGATTGGGGTTTAGAAGTTGATATAAAAGTCAGCAATAAAGAGGTTGAAGTTTATCGCAATGGAAAGCAAATCGGCCTCATTATTTGTCGGTCGATGGATAATCCATCATCAATTATCGGGTTTAAAATAGGTCACGCTTTAGTAGATGAATTAGACGTAATGCCAACCGAAAAGGCGAAACTGGCTTGGCGTAAAATCATTGCGCGTATGCGTTACAATGTTGCAGGATTAAAAAATGGCGTAGATGTCACGACTACACCCGAGGGCTTTAAGTTCACTTATGAGCAGTTTAAAAAAGCGGTGCGTGATAAGCCTGAGCTTGCAAACATTTACGGGCTAGTCCATGCCTCAACATACGACAATGAGGTCAATTTACCCGATGATTATATAACGTCACTTTTAGATACTTATCCAGCTAATCTAATCAATGCTTATCTTAACGGCGAATTTGTTAATTTAACGAGTGGCACAATTTATCATCAATTCGACAGCTCACTTAATTCAAGCACTGAAACAATTCAAAAAAACGAAACATTGTATATTGGTATGGATTTTAACGTAGGCAAAATGTCGGCTGTGGTGTGTGTTAAACGCGATGGACAACCCCATGCAGTTGATGAAATAGTAAACGGTTATGACACGCCTGATATTGTGCGAATGATTAAAGAGCGTTACTGGCAGTATGAAAACGGCAAATATATAAAATCCTGTGAGATTCGTATTTTTCCCGATGCTTCGGGCAAAAGCAGAAAATCGGTTAATGCAAGCGAGACAGATTTGCAGTTGTTGCGCGATGCAGGATTTTATATTTGCGCCAAAGACTCTAACCCACCTGTTAAAGATAGAATTAACGCGGTGAACGCGATGATATGCAATGCTAACGGTCAAAGGCGGTTTAAAGTTAATGTCAGTAAATGCCCTGTTTTAGTTGAATGTTTAGAGCAGCAAGTGTGGGCAGATAATGGCGAACCCGATAAAAAAGGCGGCAAAGACCATACAAACGATGCTATTGGTTATTTTTTGTATTATGATTACCCATTGACTAAGCCTGCATTTGAGATAAACATGAGGACAACATTTTGAAAAATGATGTAACTATCACACATCGTGATTATGACAAAAACGTGTCTTTGTGGGTTAAGGTGCAAGATGTTTGTGATGGTCAAGACGCTGTCAAAGAAAAAACTACAGATTATCTGTGCAAGCCAAACCCACAAGATATTTCGCATGAAGCCAATTTAAGGTATAAAAATTACCTAAACCGTGCCGTGTTTTATAATTTTACGCGCCGTACTTTACAGTCAATGATTGGCGCGGCATTTAAAAAATTGCCTAAATTAGAAATTCCGACAATTTTGGATTATGTAAAAAATGATATTGATGGTTCGTCATTGTCGATTTATCAGCAATCACAAAAAGTATTAAGCGAGGTATTAAAAAAAGGTAGAACAGTTTTATATGTTGATTATCCAACAGTTGACGCTAATTTAGTATCTGTAGCTGATTTGCAAGATGGTTATATTCGCCCTGTTATTATTCAATTAAATGCCGAAAATGTGACTTATTGGGAAACTAAACGTTTTGGCGCGTCTAATAAATTATCTTTAGTTATTATCAAAGAAATGGCCGAAACCCCGCGTGAGGGGTTTGGCTATGACATGGTTGACCAGTACCGCGTTTTGCGTTTTGATGGGTATTTTTATTCGGTTGAATTATGGCGCAAAGGTAAAACAGATTGGCAGTTATACCAAGAGGCGACCCCCGTTTTTGATGGCGCAGGACGGCCATTTAATGAGATTCCCTTGATTTTTGTTGGGTCAACTAATAACAGCCCAGATGTTGATTATTCACCCATGCTTGATATTGCTAATGTCAATTTAGGCCATTACGAAAACTCAGCAAGTTACGAATCGTTAGTGTTTTTTTGTGGTCAGGTTCAATCATGGATAGGCGGATTGTCGGAACAGTGGCGCGATTGGTTACAAAAACAAGGTATCACAATCGGGGCAGGTTCTACGCTGTTATTACCTGATAACTCATCGTTTAATTTTGCACAAGCAGAGCCTAATACATTGGCCTTTGAAGCAATGAAAGCCAAAGAGCAAGCAATGGTTGCTATGGGTGCGCGGATGGTCGAAAAAGGCAGCGCAGTTAAAACTGCTACACAATCGCAAAACGAAAACGAGGCAGAATATAGCGTTTTGTCTTTATGCGTCTCTAACCTCAACGAAGCGTACTTGATGTGTTTAGATTGGATGTTACGATTCTTAAACGTGACTGCTACTATCAATTATGAGATAAACCAAGATTTTAGCGATAACAGCATAGATGCTCAGAAAATCACAGCATTGGTTAATTTGTACAACTCAGGCAAATACTCAGAAATTGATTTGTGGCAACAGTTACGCAAATATGGTCTTATCAATCCTGAAAAAACCGATGAAGATATTAAAGGCGAATTAGAGAATGATATGGGGTCAATGAATGAGTGACCCCATCACCATTGCATCAAGACACGCCGTATTTTTGGAGCGGCTAAAAAGCGGTGAGTTTAAAAAGTTTGAACCCTTTTTTGAACAGTTACGCGACACGATAGCCAAAAAATTAACCAGTGCTGATATTGCTACTTTATCGCGTGGCAAATTAGAAAAGTTACTTGCTACGCTGAATCAGGCACTTTTAGGTATCACCACAGGCTATACGACAGAATTGGCCAAGAACCTTGTCAAGATTGGTATTTATGAAGCAGGATTCGAAGCAAGGGCCTTAGAGTCGATGCTTGGTACTAAACTCGGTATTGATGTTGTCACACCAACAAACAAGCAGATTAGAGCGGCTTTAGAAATCATACCGTTGTCAATTCGTGGTAGTGATGCAGGGAAGTTACTGTATGATATGGTCAAAGAATACAGTTTTTATGAGGCCGACAGACTGACAAATGCAATCAGACAGGGTTATTTTGAGGGGCAAACCACAGCCGAAATAGTACGAAAATTAACAGGCTCACCCAAAAACGGTTATAAAGATTCTGTTATTGCTATATCACGGCGCGATGCTGAAACAATCACACGGACATCAATAGCTCATGCGTCTAGTGTTGCACGCTCTGAAACGTGGGCAGAAAATCAGGATATTTTAGATGGTTATGAGTGGGTATCGACTTTAGACAGCAAAACATCTCAACAATGCCGAAGTCTTGACGGTAAAGTATTTAAAGTTGGTAAAGGGCCATTACCGCCGATTCATGCGCGATGCCGTTCAACTACCGCGCCTAAGCTAAAAGAAGAATTTAGTTTTTTAAGCGAGGGCGCAACACGGGCAAGCAAAGATGGCTATGTCGATGCAAATTTAAGTTATTATGATTGGCTAAAGAAACAGCCTAAGGATTTTCAGGATAAAGCATTGGGTAGTACAATGGCTAAATTGTTTCAAAGCGGTGGATTAAGTGCGGCACGTTTTAGCGAGCTTAATCTTGACCGTAATTTTATGCCGCTCTCTTTGGAAGAGATGCGAAAACTAGAGCCTTTAGCTTTTCAAAAAGCAGGCATTTAACGCGCTGGGCGCAAATATATCGGGGATATAAACATGGCTTTAAAATTAACCGTAGAATCGTTAGATGGTTTAGACGATGGTGTTAAATCATTATACAAAGAAGATAACGGCAAATATCGCTTAGACTTAGATGGTTATGAAGATACCACAGGTTTAAAAGCTCAACGTGATGCACTTTTGAACGAAAAAAAAGAAGCACAGCGCAAGACTAAAGAAGCCGAAGAAGCCGCAAAAGCAGCAGCCGAAGAATCAGCGCGTAAAAATGGCGATGTTGCCGCACTAGAGAAATCTTGGCAAGAAAAGTTAGCCGCCACCGAAAACACATACAAAAGCCAAGCCGAATCACTCACAAAACAGATTCACGGTTTGACTGTTGGCCAAACAGCGACTAAATTGGCAGCCGAGCTTGCAATTAGTGGCAGCGCGGACGTATTATTACCACATATCCAAAGCCGTTTAACAGTTGAAATCAAAGACGGTGCGCCAAGTGTTAGAGTTTTAGACTTGCAGGGCAAGCCTACAGCAATGACAGTTGACGAATTGAAGCAAGAATTTATCAGCAACAAGGCATTCGCGCCATTGATTGCTGCAAGTAAAGCCACTGGGGGTGGTGCGAGCAGTGCAAACAATTCAGGAAGCGGGGCTACTGATATTCAAAACAAACTAAGCCAACGGCTAAAAAGTCACGGCGTAAAATGAGGAATTGAATCATGGCTCTGTCTAATATGCAGGTCTATCAAAACGAAATTCAAGGCGTAGCTATTGAATTACTTCAACAAAACCTAAATGCTTTTAATGCTGCCAGTGGTGGTGCGATTGTTTTATCTACTGATGCTTGGCGCGGCGATTACAGCAAAGAAAGTTTTTTCTCTACATTAGCAGCAGCTCAAAGACGTGTTGACCGTTATGCCGCTAATGATGCTGTGTCAGCAACAGCTTTAGCACAAGCCGAACAAATTGGCGTAAAAGTGGCAGGCGGATTCGGCCCTGTACTTTTTGAACCAGCACAAATGACTTATTTACAGCAATCACCCGAGCAGGCGATTATGGCTATTGCTGAGGGTTTTGCTAATGCGTTGTTATCTGACCAATTAAATACCGCTATTGCTGCTGCTTGTGCGGCTGTTGGTGGTCAAGCAAGTTTGGTTAATGATGTTTCAGCTAGTGCAGGTTTAACACAAACTGTGTTAAATAACAGTCATGCTAAATTTGGCGACCAAAGCGGCTTATTGATTTGTGATGTGATGACAGGTGCGGCATACCATAAATTGATTGATGAAGCATTAACAAACACAAATCAATTATTCCAATCTGGCAATGTGACAATCATTAACATTTTGGGCAAGCGCGTAATTGTGACTGATGCAGCATCTTTGTATGTTGCTGGTACTCCAAACAAAAGCAAAGTGCTTAGTTTGACAGCTGGGGGAATCATTGTTGATAATTCTGGCGACATTCAAACAAATTTACAGACCAATAACGGCAAGATTCGCATCGAAACAACTTGGCAGGCAGATTATACCTTTGGTGTGAAACTCAAAGGCTATAAGTGGGACACGGCAAACGGCGGCAAGTCGCCAACAAGTGCAGAATTAGCGACTGCATCTAATTGGGACTTGGCTGTAACAAGTGGAAAACAAACGCTTGGTACTTTGGCTATTGCAGACGCAGACGGCTAATCGTTACAAAAGCAAGGACGCTTTTTAGGATGTTGATTTATGGCTTTAATCATTGAAGACGGAACAATCGTTGCAAATGCAAATAGCTATGTCACTTTGGCAGAAGCGAGAGCCTACGCCTTAGCACGTGGTGTAACTTT